TCAATCTTATGCTGAAATGGAGTGTCACATATTGTTCCGTCAATATCAACGTATATTATTTTTTTCTGTTCCATTCTCAATTAACTTCATCTAGATATTTCAAATCGTTCTGTGCTTCTTCAAGTTGGTCATACACCATTTTTAGAGCTTCCTTTTGTGCAGTTTCATGTTCTTCGATAACCTTTTCAAATGTTGCTATTCTATCTACCACCTGTTGTCTAACCTTTGGATACATACTATTTGGCAACTTCTCATATTTATTTTCCTGACTCATCTACCAACTCCTTTTTATTACTAATTTCTTGCCTTCTTTTAGACAAATTATATAACGCTGCAGCTATTTCTTGTAAACTTTTATCATCCATATAATCTAGATAATTAATAATTCTCATTTTCCTTGTATCATTATCAAGTTCAAGTTCCATCTGACCATACTCCTTTTGGGTTATTTTTGGTTTTATGTCTTTCCATTATTAGCTTCCTTGCTGAAGGATTATCCTCATTCCACCGTTTGGCCCTAGCTATACACAATTTTTTATTTTTCTCATACCACTCTTTCTGATTTTTCTTTTTCTTCTTACTATTCTTTTGTTGTTCTAGAACTGCTTCTTTATTTCTATGATACCACTCTCTCTTTTGTCTCTTTCTTTGAGTATTTTGATTCATAATTTCAAAGAGTTGATGAAAGTTGTCCCTACGCAAAAATCTCTCTCCAGCCGTATTTACATATCCAATAAGAATCTACAATATCAGTTGTGGGATTCGTCAATTTAGTTGATTTTGGTCTAAGGGTTTTCTGAAGGCCTACTGGTGCAACACATTGTTTAGAAAATGCATCGTACATCAATTCTTTATTTGCATTACCCTTACCTGTGGCATATTTTTTAATAACGGTAGGTGGTATTGATGTGAAGGTTTGGTTTGCCTTATACATCTTGTGTTTAAGTAATCCAGAATTTTCTGCAACAGAACGAACATAAGATTTACCAGAAGTAGCAAAGGCATATCCTTCTATGAATACTTGACATCCACTAATTATACTCATAGCCCAATCTGAAAGTAGATCATGTCTTTGTTCCTCTGTTTCCCATTCTGGATATTCATGTGCACACAAATTTAAAATTTCATGTGGGGCGGCCCGTTTGAGTCGCTGTGGAGTTTCCAAATAATGTATAGTGCACATATTAAAGTTAAACTGTCTATTATCATTTGTCTCTTTCCATACGCATATTGCCGGTGATGTTAGTGAATAATCAATCCCAGCCAGTTTCTTCATCATGTATAATACTCTCTGCAGGTTCTTCAATCAGATTACTGCAGAAAGGACAACATTCAATAGCCTGTTTAGGCTTTCATCTTTCATTTTATATTTAATGACATATTCCTCATCGCAGTAATCGCACAATATCTCATAAAGTATATAGTCATCTTCATTTATCTTAACATCTATAGGCATCAATTCCCTTATTATAATTTAAATAGAGTTTTAAAGTTAATGGTTTTTTATCTTGGTCTTCTTTCATTTTACGTTTTACTTCTAGTGAACATTCAAATGAAAGATCGTAGATGTATTTATGAATTTGAGGTGGGAGTGCCATATTTGCTCCAATCACTTTCACAAACCGCTCATACTCATAGTCTTTTTCAAATCCATCTACAGTACATTTGACTACAGAGAATACTTGTCTTGGTGCCATCACTCGTTGTACATCGGGATTCAAAGCCATACTGAGGAAATATTTTGCATACCAATATTCCTTCTCTACATGGGGCCAAGGTTTGAGTTTTTTAGTTTCTACTACTTCAGTTTTAATTTCCTTTTCTGGTTTTGTTTGTCCAAAATTTACTGTACACCCTACGAATAATATAGTAAATATAATTATGATGATTGAATTTTTCATCTAATCCTTGTTAAATTATTTCACAACCTCCTGCCGTACATGCCAACTCTTGACTTGCTATGGTGTAGTCTTGTGATTCGTATTTTGATAGCTCTGCCCAATCCACATTTTTAGGCATCGTCTTTAAGGCTTCTTTATACTCTTCCTCTGTACAATCTTGATATGGTGCCTGACGATATACATGCTCACTAAATGGAAGAAATGATATACCACTAATAGAATCAAAATGTTCGTACACCCAAGCTGCTACCTCAACCCACTCATCTTCCTTTACGGAAATTGTAACAGATGGTTTATGTTCACACCAACTTTCTGCATAAACTTTCCAAAGTTCTAGTTGTTCTAGTGCAGTCATATCCATACGACAAACTGCTCCTTTTGGAGTTTTCATTGGAAACGAAAAGACTGTTGTATGTTCTGGTTTTGTCACATCTACCTCATTTGGAAATCCCACATCTTGCATGAGTTTACAAAGAGGGTCTTTATTGTCTGCTCTTACAGTCCTAATATAGAAAGGATTGTGACGGGCATGAATACCAGAAGCGGAATCAACCAGCTGAGATACAGTACCACTTGGTTTAACGCACGTAATTGCTGCACTAACTGGAATTCCAAGTTTGTCTGCCCATTCTTTATTTGTTTCATAAGCGATATCTCTCAATTCTTCAAGTAGTTTATCTAATCCTTTTTTAGATCCGTTTGTAAGAGGATTATCCATTATTCCTGTGAGGGATACTCCCAATAATCGTTCTTCATCACAGTTCTTTTTCCACTCTCTTGAAAGATATTTGAATTCAGTAAGGGTTGATTGAAATGTTCCAAGGATAGCCGCAGTTCTAACCTTTTCTTTGAGAGATTCGCGAGTGTCTTCTCGTCTGACAACGCACTCTGAAAGGTTACAGAATTCTCGTGACCGTAAAATGATCTCGCTGCAAGGATTTGTACCAAAGTCCTCTCTGGTAGCTCGTCTAGTAATAAATTTTCCATCTCCATCTTTATATCTTTCATTTAATTGTTCAACTGTTTTTTTGGCTGACATGCCATTATATATTCCACGTTCTCCTGACTTTGAGTCATATAAGGATAACCACTCTCGCATGAAAGTACCAACATCTGGTTTTTCTTTATAGTTAACCGAGTTGTTTGCGAGGGCTCTTTGTACGTTGTGTGTATACCACTCACCATGCTTGGCGAAACGCATCTCACGATCATTAAGGTTAGACAAGCTAATGAGAGCACTCCTACGAACACCCCCCACAACCACGATTTCTGCTGTCTTACATACGATGTCATGACATTCTACTGGATGTAATTTTCTACCTAAAGAGTTCTTAAAAGTATTTATTGTAAATTTAAACAAATCTACTAGTGGTGCTGGGCCTGATGCCCGTCCACCAAAGGTCTTGAGGGGTGCACCGGCTTCTCTTACCTTAGACACATCCCACTTTGGAATATGACCACCATACAATAATGATACTAATTCTTTAAATGCCTTAGCCCATCCCAACTTTGAATCTGAAACAACAATTACTGTATCAGTATCATATAGTTCTTCTGGAACTACTGGTAGTTGATTTGTGTATTCTAGTTCTACAGAAAACCCCACTCCTGTTCCATTCATCAACACATAAAGGAGTTCATCAAACGATCTTGGACTATCTATTTTAATATAAGAACAATTATATCCTGCTACATTTTCTTTCTTGAGTGCGGGCCCTGCAGTCATAAGACACCTCATTGACGGCATAACATTGAGATTCTTAACTGCATTTTCTAGTTCGGTTCGTTCTCCGTTCTCTAACTTGTAATCATTTTTTTCTTCCAACCATTCTGTAAAAAAGTTAAAATATCTACCAACTGTTTCATCCCATGTTTCCCTTCTTCCCAAATCGTAATCCCATCTAGCGTATCTGGATAGGTGGATGTATTCTTGATAAATGGTTGGTAGTCTCATTCTGCATCTCCTTGCTTTAATTTTTCTAAAAATTCTTGTGATTCTCGTTTTCCTAATTTACTCTCTAAAACACCAACATCCTTAACACTCATTCCTGCTAGTTCAGCCTTTGTATCTGCATATTCTAAAAGTTCTTTAATAACCCCCATTTCTTGTTTTGAAAATGTTGTCGCTCCTTGTATGTAATCTTCAAATGCTTCACAACATATAGGAAAATTCGGTTTCACTAACTCATACATTGCATCTGCGTAGTCTCTAATTTCTCTTTGTGCATGACTATCAGACCTCAATTTTACAAAATGAAAGAAATTATGTAAATCAATTTTCCATATACATTCGGTATAATTAGCAACGGGCAATAGGGCTCTAGCTACTTCCCTAGAGAGATCATGCTCTAATAGAACTTGATATGCCATACTAGCACCATCGTAAATTCTATTAAATTCAAACTGTAATAAACCTTGGCTTTCTAGGGGTTCCCCCCTACCTTGGTTATTTGTTGTAGATTGTTTCGCGAGGTAATCACCCTCAGGCAGATAAAATTCATTACTCATCACTGAGTAACGGCCAGAATACTCGTTTAGGTTTGCCGTCCTGTGTCTTACGAGTTGTCTCATAATAAAAATTGGTAATTTCAAATGGAACTTGACTTCACACATCTCAAAGGGTGAGGTATGTTTGTGTCTCATTAGGTAACGGATAAGGTTCCGCGTTTGATTTACCTTTCTTGTTCCTTTTCCATAACTAATACGAGCAGAGTTCTCTACTTCTTCATCATCACCCATCACATCTAGAAGTTTTACAAATCCTAGTTGATGAATAGTTTTCATACCTAAACTTTTTTCCAACTTTTCACTTCCCACTCACCCCGCTGACCAGAGTAAGTATTTGTATTTATAATTTCAACTAACCGAGCATCTCTTATACTGGTTAGAACCATGTCATTGATATCTTTACAAGTAATTGAATTTGGCCATACCACAATCTTCCATCCATCTTGTAAAGACCTTATCATACTTTTTACTATTTGAAAATTTCTTGGTTCATTATCAAATATGAGTGTGGTCTTAGTATTGTCAAGGATACTCAAATCAGACATATCCGCACCAGCCATTGCGAGACAATTTGGAAGAAAGAGCGAGTCAATTGGNCCCTCTACCAAATATGTATGTTGGTCTGAATTCCACCTTTCAAGTCCAAACACCTTTGGTGCATCTTCATGTACCTTAACAGTTACATATCTAATCTTAGATTCTTGTAGGGCCCGCCCTTGTGCTCCGATGAGTTGGTTATCTCTATCGAAAAAGGGTATCACTAGTCGCGGTTCTTTACCCATCAAATTTGAGTAATCGACTTGACATACCGAAAGGGCCCAATTCTTGAAATCTTCCGCATAGAAGATTTTATCCATAAATTGCTGAGGTATTTCTCTACCTTCACAATAAACTCTTGCGTAATGTTCTTTTGGTAATGACTCTATAGATGGTAAATCTATAGTGGTTTTCTTTGGTTTGAATTTTGGTGTCTCAAATTTGAAGTCTGGTGCTTTAGATTTTCTTTGACCAGTTTCACCCGCTCGGTATCTCTCCATGATATATTGTTTATGGAGATATGGGTCAAGGTCTTTGATAAGATTTCCTACTGACTGACCTGCACCACAGTTATGACATTTGAAGAAAAGGTCTGTCTTTTTACGATAGACATAACCCCTTGCTTTTGATTTGGATTTATGGGAGTCTCCACATTGAGGACAACGAAAGTTCCAGAGATAGTCTCTGACTTTCTTAAAGCGTTCTAATCGTGGAGATAGAAGACTCAGATATTTTGTATCGGTAATAATACTCATGATGTGGGGAGATAGAGTTGTCAGTCAATAATACTATTATATCACATTCTTAGGATTTGTCAACCCCTTCTGTTGATAGCGTGTTGATTTTTTATCCAAGCATTTGCTGCTCTACTTGATGGTTTTGTATCAATTAGTTTTCCAATTTCTACAAATACTTTAGTGAAAACATCTTCACCAGCGGAATTGTTGTCTACTAAGAGAAAACTACTTCTACCGAAATAGGACTGAAATTTTCCCATATTCTTTTGAACTGCATCCCACATCTTTTTTACATCATCCTCATCTAGACTTCTGGGCCGTGCTTCATTTCTTTGTAGAGCAACATCTAAAGAAGTATTGACAAATATCATATAGGTATCATATCCTAAAGTTTTAAGCTTATCAGATGCGTTCTTTATCTTGTTATAGTCTTTACCAGTTCCATCAATCAAGAGTCCAAGGCGACCATCCATATAATTCTTTTCTTGTCTGGTAATAAGTGCTTTGGCTCTGTCTCTTATGGCTTGACCTTCATCTGAATATATGTCCTTTGCAGTAGTTGCTTTACCAGCATCTTTTAACATTTTAGTGAATAG